TTTCTTAGCCAGTGCTGCAAACTTAGATCGAGGATGCTTTTTCTTTAGTTTAGCATATTGCTTCTTATATTCAAGATTATATTTAGAAGGCTTCCTGGTCTTTTTCACTTTAACTTTCACTTCCACATGGGAATGAGAAGGCTTTGCATTCCCTTGCGTAGCCGTTCCGCATTCATGGCAGAAGTTCGCCATAGTATCAAGCCTCAGCAGTACTCTGGATCGCGATACTCATCCAATCTTTGGTTGAAAGTTTGACTACCCTACATCGGATTCTAGCGGTGACAGAGACAATAGTAGCTCCACTCACTGCATTATCATTACCAGAGGTTAGATACAGAGTATCATTGACTACCAAAAAAGCCTCACTAAGACTTGTTGGGCCGAAGTTGTCTGGGTACATATCGGAAGAATGAGAAGCGATATTGTTTGGTTGATCTATCTGAAGAGAACCACTGGCTACCAGAGATTGAGAATCTGCTCGAACAAATGCAGTCCCAGGGTTCAAGTCTGTGAGTTGAGTAGTAATTGCTCCAGAAGCGACTAGCATATTTCTAACATCAGAACCAAAGTCATTACCCACTTGATAGATGAAGTCCACTGATTCTACCGCTATTGCTTGCCCAGTTGGGACATTAACATAAGCAGAGAGATCGACAGTGCCTTGTATCCTTGTCCCTGTCGCACTGGCGCCTGGAATGGAAATAGTTTCGGTTAGGTAAAAAGAGCCGGTCATTGATTTGGTCATAAACAGCCCAAGCATTGCCGGTGTATAAAGTAAACTTAGTGTAGCCCCGCACATCACTTCAAATCCTGATGATACGGGAACACCACTCTTACCATCCATCCCCGCCCACCTCCTCATTATTTTACCTCCCTATTAGTAATGTAAGTTGTTTTACTACACCGGCGGGGGGGTAGGTATATACCAAAATACTACTTCGGAAGGGTTGAGGGCATACAAATGAAAGTGCAAAAGATAGTAAGTTTAGATGAAAAGACTATGAGAATTAGTCAAAAAATGGAGAATTTTAGCCTATGGGTGAGGGTTGGCTTAAGGAATTATGAGGTTGGTACTGATCTAGCCTCTGAATCAATGTTGAGAATGCGATGGGCTAAGGTCGCTCACCTCTTAGCTACAGCAATGGTAGAGCATTCTGTAGAACTCGATGCAGAATACAAGGGGTCAGTGAACGAATTAATCCACAAAGCGATAAAAGAAGCTAAGCAACAAAGAACTCTGGAGGAATTTGAATGAGTGACTACCACGAAGAAACCATAACCAAATACAAATGCGATTATTGTGGCGATGATGTTTACGAAAGAAGATCATTAGGTACTAGAATGATTAAATTATCAGTATGGCCTTATGATGAAGAGAAATTTTGTTCAGTTCAATGTGTTGCTGAAAGTCTTTGTTCTTATCACGACATCAGTCTTCTAACTTTTGGGAAGGATGAAGAATGAGAATAGTCTTCGATGTTGATGACGACTTTGATCCTTCTGAACATGTCGGACATATTACCTATGTCAGAAGAGATGATTCCGTTGTTTGTTTAACCTGTATGGGATTGGATGAAGAAAAGGATCAAAGCATACCAAGATAAGGAAGAAGGTCGGGAATCTGAAGTCCAATGAGTAAATAGATCAAGCGTTCTAATCTCTGAACTCTTTTCTCTAGCTCTTCAAACAAATTAAGCCCCTCCAAAATCAAAGCCCCATAAAGATCGGTTGTAAGCAATGTCGTAAACATCATACGCGAGCAATGCCCATCCGACTCCTGGTATTAATCGAGCCGCTACTCGCCCACCAATTTTACCTCCAACCTTAAGGCCCACTTTGAGGCCAGTCTTTCCTCCTAACTTAGCCCCAATCCTTTCGCCTACTTTGTATGCTGGCGTCGCACCATGAAATACAGTCCACATTGGTTTGATGTAAGGCAGACCCTTCACGAAGTGCATACTTTCAACAATGGGTTGAGGTCGTATTCCCATGCTTACTAATTTACCAGGAAGCAAAATATTACCCACAAAGGTAGGGGTAGAAGCATATGCAAAAAGAATAACCGTACCAATGGTACCTGGTAAACTCTCCTCATAAGTTTCCAATAAATCTTTTCCATATGGAGCAAACTTTCTTAGTGGCCATGATAATAAATCGTTTCGCCTATCCATCGAGCGAATAATCATATCATCACGACTTATGCTGCAACTCATATGAGTTTTTTAATCTCATCATGTAAGGTAGATCTTCCTCTTGTCCAACAATTGTATCAATAATGAATCTAGATGCAGGCGCTCCAATTTGAGAACCAACCAGGTCAGTCATTTCAGGCAGGAGAATTCTATAACACCAGAGCCGGTCTTGAGCAAATGGCGCAGCACTAGAGAAGTCTTTGTTGTCAATAGTTTGTTGAATGTCTGATTCTAAAGCCATATTGTTATCTGTTGCCATTAATCTCCAACTACCCATGATGATTTGATGAAAGTCGTCATCAGTTCCTAACATCCCAGGCGCTGCACATCTCCTATTAGTGAATGATAGTTTAATAGCAACTGGATCTAATTGTTTAATTGATACTATATCGATCACTTGATAAGAATTCAATAAGGGTTCTGGAGAAGGATCGGCTGTCCGGAAATAAAGACCAGGATCTTGAAGTACTGCGGCTTGAGGGAACATAGTTAAATCATCTAATACTAGATTAACATCAATGTATGATTCATAATAAACAAAATTACCATTGGCACCTACTCCGGTTCCAGTCCATCCATTGAATGAAGGATAGCCTACTAAGTCTACAAAGGTTCCAAGATAGTAAGGGACCATCTCCTTAAGTTGTCTAGGTCCAGTCAATGCTTTTGTTTTTTGTGCTTCACTCATCGCTTCATCACCTTCCTAGTAGCCACATGTGTTTTCTTAGCCAGTGCTGCAAACTTAGATCGAGGATGCTTTTTCTTTAGTTTAGCATATTGCTTCTTATATTCAAGATTATATTTAGAAGGCTTCCTGGTCTTTTTCACTTTAACTTTCACTTCCACATGGGAATGAGAAGGCTT